GTTTTACGCCACAAGATATTCCCAAGGCTTAACAGAAGCACAAGACGAGAGTCCGTTTGAGGACGCTGATGATGAGATTATCTGTAGCGAAGTTGAACCAGTTCAGACTACAGTTACCCAATACCTAAGAATTAAAGGAGATTAAAAATGGCAGGATCAGCAGGACGTAACGGTGTTTCTCAGAAAGCTTACTACGCAGCATACAAAGGCCGCGCTGAAAGCAACCGCAAGGCACGTCAAGAGAAGCACATGAAGAAGCATCCGAATGATGCCCAGAGTGGTAGTAACGGATACCGTAAGTCAGCACCACAGGTTGTGTCAGGCTGGCTCACAGTGAAGATGAGTTCTCTGCTAACACCTGTACAAGTAAGTCCCGCCACCACTAAGAGTAAGGGTGGAGCTACACACACAGGTATTCCAGAGTGTGCAGGGCAGTTGAAAGAAATGAAGAACGGTGAACGTAAAACATTCGCTCAGTTGTATGCACGTATTCGTAAGCTGCATCAGCACAATAGTAATTACGGAACACCTAAAAGCAAGTAACCCAACACAAGAGGAATTATAATTATGGCAGTATTGAAGAACGTTATTCTAGCTTATGTAAAAATCCAACAACCTGCACAGAAATTTGAAACAGAAGGTTCTCAAAATACTGAGTGGTCTGCTGATTGTATTGTCGATGAAAAGACAGCTAAGCGTTGGAAGAAAGAGTTTGTCAAGCAACCGCCAAAGGCTTATTCTAACGCAGAATTCAAGAAAGTGTTTAAGATTGATCCGCCTTACCCAGAGCAAACTGAACAGTTTATGATCAAGCTTAAGAAAGACACTCACTACAAGGATAAAGAGACGCAGCGCCTAGTACCTTTCGATGTTAAGTATCGTGTAAAGTTGTTCGAGAAGATCGGCCTAAGTGCAGAGGGCAAACCTCTCTTGGCAGATATTACCAAGACAAAGCTGATTAGTAATGGTTCTGTTGGTGTGGCAATGTACGATGTTGTTACAAACAAGTTTGGTACATTTGCTAAGTTGAAGGCAGTCCGTGTTGACGAGATGATCGAATACAATGCTGGTGATAATGTTGATGAACTTGGCGAGGTTGTTGAAGCTGGTGACTATTCCACTCAGGATGAGCCAGAGGACAATCCAGATGAGGGCGAAGGTCAAGCTGAACAAGCACCTTTTGACCCAGATGATTCAGACTACTAATAACCACATAGTTTTGGGTAGCTCCGGCTACCCTTTTCTTTTTAGAAGGAACTAGAATGACAATTAGAACTGAATTTGACACTGTGACAATAGATGGAGATATTCTAGTCTATCGTGCAGCATCCATTGCTCAGCATATCTACTACGATATATACGAGGATGGAGAACTCCTTGAAACTTTTAAATATTCCAAAGAAGCCAAGGGCTATCTCAAAGACCAGTCGGAATTCTTCATGGAAGACACGACACTTTATGAGATTCGACCAAGACTTGTCTACGGGACAGAGAAAGAAGCCAAGGTAGCATACGACTACCAACTCAAAGCGATAAAATCTACGTTAAAGTCTAATACGTACAAGACTTACTTGACGGGTAAAGGAAACTATCGAGAGGGCGTAGCAACAATACAGAAGTACAAGGGACAGCGAGACTTCACAGAAAAACCTTATTGGTTTTATAACGTAAGAGAGTATGCTATCTCGTTAGGTGCTGTAGTTGTTGATGGTAATGAAGCAGACGATGCTTGTTCTGTCGTAACATATAGAGGCTACTTAAAGAACCCTAAAAACCCAACAACAGTCTGTGTATCTGTAGACAAAGACCTACGGAATACTCCGGGCTACCATTACAATCAAGATAAAGATGAGGCAGCAGTATTCATTGATATGGATGCAGCAAATCTAACTTTCTACAGACAACTTCTAAAGGGTGACAAATCAACTGATAATATCCCCGGATGTCAAGGACTGTCTCAAAAGATAGCAACCAAGTATGGGGTGCGTAAGATTGCTACCATAGGCGACAAGGGTGCTGAGAGCCTTCTAGTAGATTGCGTGACAAAGCTAGAGCTATACGAAAGATGTTATGAAGTCTATCTTGCGTGGTACAGTGAACAGGATGGTTGGGACGCTGAGACAAACACCTACCAGTATACCTCTTGGGATGATAAACAATACGAACGAACAATTGATGAGATTATGAAAGAGCAAGCTGATTTACTTTGGATGCAACGATTGAAAGGTGATAGATGGGTAAAACCTGTAGTCACTTGGTCTCGTAAAGGTGGATATGAATGTAGCTCAAAAGGTGATAAAAGATTTAGTGCTTTCAGTGCAATAATGTCAGACGAACGCTCTATTGAGCAACACTACCAGTGTGATGTTAAAGGCTACTGTGTTGGAGGGACTAATTGGAAAGCAGGGAAGGGCAAGCCGCCTCTAGACACATCTAAAGACTTATTTCGTGAGTACCTGTCTCTCTGGGAACGTTGGGCAAAAAGAAATCCAACACTGATCGAAGAACTGCGGGTAAGAGCAAGGGAGAATGGTAATGTGTTGTCGGATATGTTTGCAACCACAGGAGTAAATCAGGCAAGTGCTTTAGCAGCTATACTTAACGGTGATCTGATTGAGTAAGGTTCTGAAGATCGACGCCCCACTTGTTGTCCTCATCCCTAGAAAGACAAAGGAACCTACGAAATTTCGTGTCAATTTGAACTACACAAACAACGCTCATTACGCGGTCTACAATACTGCTAAGAAACTATTTAAGGAGGAAATTAGAAAGATTCTTGTAGACACTGGTCAGGCTCACATTAAGTTTGCTAACCCTGTAGACGTAACGGCTAAACTCTATAAGCAAAGTAATCGTAGATCAGACAAGAGTAACTTTATCTCAGCAAATACCAAATTCCTTTACGATGCATTAACAGAGTTGGGTGTCTTGGTAGACGATAATGATTTATATATCAAAGTAGAAATAATGCAGGAGACTGAGGTGGACAAACATAACCCCAGAGTATCCTACGTTTTCACAGAGAGGGAGAGCATATGAAGCACATGATTATTGCAGACACACAGTGTAAACCAAACCAAGACTTCACACATTTACGTGCAGCGGGTAACTACATCGTTGAGAAGCAGCCAGATGTTCTAGTACATATCGGAGACCACTTCGACATGCCTTCACTTTCCTCTTACGATAAAGGCAAGAAAAGTTTCGAAGGTCGTAGGGTTAAGGAAGATATTGATGCGGGTATGCGTGGCATGGCAGAGCTGCTAGGCCCACTCCGAGAGTATCAGGCACAGCAAAGAAAGAATAAAAAGAAAGTCTACACACCTCGAATGATTTTCTGTATGGGTAACCATGAACACCGTATAGATCGCTTTGTAAATGACAACCCAGAGTTTGAAGGTTTCATGGGTACAGAGCTACTTGATCTAGAGGCATTTGGTTGGGAAGTGTTTCCATTCCTTGTACCAACAGAGGAAGATGGTATATACTATGTCCACTACCTTGCCAATCCATTTACAGGTAAGCCTTACGGTGGTACTGCTCTTAACCAAATTAAAACTATTGGGAAATCATTTGTTGTTGGTCATAAGCAATGTCTTGATATCGCTATTCGTCCAACGCTAGATGGTAACCTACAAATTGGTATTGTGAATGGTGCCTTCTATCCACACGACGAAGCCTACAAAGGCCCACAAGGTAATAACCACTTCCGAGGTATCACTGTACTGCACGATGTTGCAGATGGATTTGGTAACCCTATGATGGTTAGCCTGCAGTACCTAATGAATAACTACGCATAAGGAGTAGATATGACAGCATACGAAAAGATTTTCCTAATGAACACACTGATTGGCAGCGAGGCTATAGAAAAGGGTAGCCCAGAGTTTTGGACACAGATGCGAAACCAAGCCACACTCGTTGTTGAAGAATCTGTCGAAGCATTTGATGAAACCATTGAGGAAGACATTGGGAAACTACTTAAAGAAGTCTCCGATGTTATGGTGACTGCCATTGGCCTCTACCAGAAGCTGCAGGACTGCGGTTATCCTATCGAGGAAGCACTGGACAAAGTTTGCGATAACAACTTGACTAAGTTTCATAGAAATGTTGACGAAGCTAATCTGAGTGTGAAGCACCATCTAGCTCAGGGTATTGAAACTTTTGTTCGTATGATTCAAATGGACAATGGCGATGAATACTTTGGTATTATTCGTAAGTCTGATGGGAAGTTGCTGAAGCCGTATGACTACGTTAAAATTAACACACAAGACTTGTTGGAAGATGCGAATGAACCCACTGAGTAATAAGATTGTCTTGCTGAATGCCCCGAAAGGGGCTGGTAAAGACACCATAGCAGATGCTATGAAGGCAGCATGGGGGACAAACACTATGGCTTTTAAGACTGCTCTGTATGAGTGTGCATATCCTCTATCAGAGTGTGAAGACTTTGACCAGTTCTACTTCTGCTGCAATGTGAGAGAACTTAAGGAAGCACCTTCTACACTGTTCTACGGTAAGTCTCCCAGAGATTTCTTGATTTATGTAAGTGAAAATATCGTAAAGCCGAATTTTGGAGAAGAATTCTTTGGTACTAAATCGGCCCACTCTATCAACTTTGCACAATTTGAATCGGGTGTTGTATTTGCGGACTCTGGTTTCCCCGAAGAAGTAGCTCCACTGATGAAAAAGTTTGGAGGTGAAAACATCTTCGTGGTACAATTCACTGGTCAAGGAGCTAACGACTTCTCCGGCGACAGTCGAAACTTTATTGAAGTTGATGGTACACACACTATCAAGATGGTTCAGACTAATGATGGATGTAGTCCAAGATATTTCGCAAATCTTATAGTACAGGAGATTATTAAATATGGTTGAGATTAAAGGTAAGGGCGGCATTACCGCTAGTATTATTGCAGACAGTGTAAGCCTAAACGGTAAACGTATTACAACTTTTGAATTGAGCTATCCAAGGTTCATTCACTCAGAATTTATGACACATCGTTTGTTCAGCCGTAATGCTGCGAGTAGTCGTGCCATTCCAGTGCCGAAGATGATTACTAATATCCAAGCAAACACAGCAATGCCTATTCATTGGGGAGCTAACCAGCCGGGTATGAAGGCTGACAATGAATGTGATAACCGTGTAGATAATAACTCAGCTACATTTGGTTTTGACGAAGAGAGTCTAATACCAACACGAGAAGAGGCTTGGAAACTTGCACTCAAGGATGCTACATTTCATGCACAGCAATTCCACGAAGCAGGTTATCACAAGCAAATTGTTAATCGACTGCTAGAGCCGTTCCAGTTCATTAAGGTTGTATGTACCGCAACAGAATTTGATAACTTTTTCTGGCTTCGTGACCACAAGGATGCTCAACCTGAAATCAAAAATCTTGCAGCTTGTATGTGGGAAGCTAGAGAGCAGTCTGATCCTACAAGCCTATTAGCTGGTGAATGGCACCTACCGTATGTCGAAACTGCTTGGAAAGAGACTGGTCGGTTGTATTACATTGCCGAAGAGGAAGGCCCGATCTGGTTGACTTTAGACGAAGCTCTTAAAGTGTCATCATCATGTTGCGCTCAAGTAAGTTATCGTCTGTCTGACAATAGTGTTGAGAAGGCTATTAAGATTTATGACATGCTTGTGTCTAGTAGCCCTGTACATGCGTCCCCATTCGAACACGCTGCAACGCCAATGGATGATGAAGTTAACCTTGACACAGAGGGTGTTACAGGATATAATAACGGGTTGGGATATGTATCTGGTAACTTTGCCGGGTGGGTTCAATACAGACAGTTGATCCCTGACAACGCTTGCTGGTCATATGAGCCAGAGTAAAAGACAATCAATGATAGAGCAGGTGTTGAATGTAGGGACTGGGTGGATAATTTCATTATTCATTTGGTCTTTTTTAATCTCACCTCTCTACAAGATAGATACCAGTGTATTTGAAAACATTGGTATAACACTTACTTTTACAATTGCCTCTATAATTCGTGGTTATATCTGGCGAAGAATATTTAACTCTAGGGAGAAACAAAAAATATGAATTTTTACTACTTATCTGTATCAGACTTGCAACTTCTAGACGATTGGGTGGACCCACAACCAGAGGCCACAAGCTATGCTAGAATCCTGCATGAGAACGGAATGGATATCACACGACCTTACGAAATGGTCAAATGTCAACACAGAAATCTAAGAAGCCAGATTGTTAATGGCTTCAGAGTAGAAGGAAACGAACGCACTGATTTGGAATGGAGACATTCTGGTGCAGCATCATTAGGTGCTTACCTTTACTCTACAGAGGACATCTTTCTGAAAGAAGAGTTGAGACGTATGAGCAAACGCTCGGAGTCGCAGTACATTGAGAATATTCAACAATTAAGAGGAAACAGCTTGTAATGTTTGGTAAACAAATGATGTCAGAGTCTAAGTTCTTCATGGGCTATGCTCGTTGGATGGACTTAGAAGATCGTTATGAGACGTGGGACGAAGCTGTGAAGCGTGTTATGGATATGCATAGAACAAAGTATGCAGCTATTATGACACCTACACTAGAAAGTTTGATACAGTATGCAGAAGATGCATACAAAGATGGTCTTGTACTTGGTGCGCAAAGAGCCTTGCAGTTTGGCGGTGACCAAATATTCAAGCATGTTGCACGTATGTACAATTGTGTTTCAACATACATCGACCGTCCAGAAGCTTTTCAAGAATCTATGTACTTGTTACTGTGTGGCTGTGGCGTTGGCTTCAGTGTTCAACAACACCACATTGATAAGCTCCCAAAGATTCGTCCACGATATAGCAAGAAGTCTAAGGTATTTACTGTTCCAGATACAATCGAAGGTTGGGCTGATGCCTTTGGAGTATTGTTATCTTCATTCTATGAAGACAATGCACCATTCCCTGAATACAAGGGTTGTCAAGTCCACTTTGATTTCTCTAAAGTAAGGCCAAAAGGCGCAGAAATTAGTGGAGGATTTAAAGCTCCCGGCCCAGACGGTCTAAGAGCCTCCCTTCAAAAATGTGAAGACCTATTAGCACAAGAGGTAATAAATGAATCAGTTAAAATACGACCTATTATCGCGTATGATTTTATTATGCACATGGCAGATGCTGTACTTTCCGGCGGGGTAAGACGTTCAGCAACTATCTGTATGTTCAGTAAAGATGATGATGAAATGATGCAGGCTAAAACCGGGGATTGGTTTATCAACAATGCCCAACGAGGTCGCTCAAATAACTCTGTGATGTTGCTACGTGATGAGGTTACAAGAGAAGAGTGGGCTAAGATCATGGAGTCTGTTAAGGACTTCGGAGAGCCGGGATTCATCTTCACAGATAACCTAGAGTTTACCTACAACCCATGCGTAGAGATTGGTAAGATGCCTATCCTACTAGAGACAATGCAAACAGGCTTCCAAGCTTGTAATCTGTGTGAGATATCTGGTGGTAAGTGTGAGACCTTCGAGGACTTCATCAGAGCATCTAAGGCGGCGTCTATACTAGGAACCCTGCAGGCAGGCTACACAGACTTTAAGTACCTGTCAGAGGTGTCACAGAAGATCGTAGAGCGTGAAGCTTTGATCGGTGTGTCTGTGACAGGTTGGATGAACAACCCAGAAGTATTGTTTGACAAGGACAACATGATCGCTGGTGCTCAGGAAGTTAACAAGTGGAACAAGATCGTTGCAGAAATGATTGGCATCAACCAAGCAGCACGTACAACTTGCGTTAAACCATCAGGAAATGCTTCCGTACTTCTTGGAACAGCCTCTGGTATTCATGGGGAACACTCCAAGCGTTACTTCAGGCATGTCCAGATGAACGAGCAGGACGATGTTCTACACGCTTTGGTGAAGCACAATCCTAGTATGGTTGAAGACAGTGTATGGTCTTCTACAGGAACAGATAGAGTGGTTGCCTTCCCTGTAATCAGCGACGAGAACAGCATCTATAAGCACGACCTGTTGGGTGTTAAGCAACTAGAATACGTTAAGCTTGCACAACAATATTGGGTGGAATACGGAACTAACGTAGAGTTATGTACCGATCCTCGACTAAGACATAACGTTTCCAACACAATTACCGTGGATGATTGGGATGAAGTTGAGCAGTATATCTTTGATAATCGTCAGTGGTTTGCAGGAATCTCTTTGCTGTCTGCTTATGGTGACAAAGCTTATCCGCAAGCTCCTTTCACAGAGGTTTTCACAGCGCAGGAGATTATTTCTGAGTATGGGGATGCAGTTATGTTCGCTTCTGGTCTCATTGTTGATGGTCTCCATGCTTTTAATGGTAACCTGTGGACTTCTTGTGACACTGCTAATGGTTGGGGTATTAAGCTTGATGTTGATAATTCTGAACACTTGCTTAAAAGGGATTGGGTAAGACGTGCCAAGAAGTACGCTGACAACTATTTCGAGGGAGACCTTTTGAAAATGACTGATTGCCTTAAAGATTGTTATAACTTCCATAAGTGGAAGACAATTGAGAGGACAATAACCCCAATAGACTTCACACAAGAATTAACTAAACGTAGCTTTGTAGAAGTAGACACAATGGGTGCTCAGTCTTGTGCAGGAGGTGCATGTGATGTTGACTTGTCCTTCTAAGGAGTATATTATCTATGGAACTGAGGAATGTGCTTATTGTACTGATGCAAAATTACTCCTAGAAGCCAACGAAAAGAACTACGTATATATTAACGTTAAGGAGGATACTGAGGCTAAGCAGATGTTCATAGAGATGGGATTGAAAACAGTTCCCCAAATCTTTGAGGAAGAAAACTTCATAGGTGGCTACACAGAACTTGTGAGACATTTCCAATAAGCAAAAAAACCCCAGAAAGCCTAGCAAGCTCTCTGGGGTTTTTTTATTTTTATCAGGGTGTTTCTAAGGCCATGCCAAATATCATTGGAGAACCTTCTATCACCTCTAGGTATACTTTCACTACTTTGTGCGTAACATACTCACCATCAATAAGTATCTCTTGGTAGCTGATTGCACCAGACTTCATAAGTAAAGCACTTAGGTCACTCTCTCGAAAATCCTCTTGTACATTTTCACCCCAAACTTCCTTATCTGTAAGTCCGTCGTATCTTACCCTACTTACTCCACGAGATTCCTCATACCGTCTATTGATTAGAAGCATTTTAAACGTAGGTTTCCCATCAACAAATTCAACTTCTTTTAACCATGTATCGAAAGGAAGTCCATCCATGAATACCTCGAACAAAGATAAAAAATCTAAGTCTTTATCGAGCATGGCCTGTAGTCTAAAAACCTGACTAGTCAACTCCACTATCTTAAGGTTAGACCTTACCTGTTGTCTCTTCATATCTGTCTCTAGGTACTCTATTCTTTTGAATGCAGACTCTAATCTGCTAGCATCTGCAACAGCGGTAGATGATGTTACATCACCCTGCACAGTAAGCCAAGCACCAAACAAGACAGCCAAAGAGGTTACAATGGACGTAAATATCTGCAGCCACCACCCTCTCTGATTATTATTCACTAACTACTCCAATTATTGTTTATACAGTTTTTTTAATTCCTTGGTTAATTTCAAAGTTTCACTCCGTTGAAGCTCGCACTTGCCGATTACACCTAAAGCTCTTATGTATTCACCTATAAGTGCTTCTTTAGATGTTCCACCCGGATACACACGAATCGTGCAGGGTTGACTAAGTTCCTCTTCAATCGCAATCACTTGTGTTTCCGTCTGTAAGACAGTGCGCGTGTTGGAGCAACCTAACATCAGCAGCAGAAAGGTAGTCATCAGAACAGCTTGTAGTGCTCTCTGTAGCATCTTTATTTTCTCCTGTAGGGTTGCTAGGCGTTGGTGCTGAAGCTTGTTCCTGCAGTCTCTGGGATACCTTGTCGATATCCTTGTCACCTTCTCTTACCTTCGCAACCGTTTTACGGATGAGTTGGCTGCTTTCTACAGCCTTCTCTGTTTGTTCTTTCTCAGTTTCTACAGCTACTTCCAGTTGTTCTGAAACAGCTTCTGCAACTTTCTTGTCGCCATAGAAGTCATAAGTCAAGTAGACTGCAGCACCGAGGGATGATAGCAACACAAGTATAGCTATTGCCATGTACTTAGTAAGCGGGGATGCCGCTAAACCGATCAAGCTCTTTAACATATTTCCAAATAACCTCTACGTAGTGTGTGGTTTCTTTACTATGTCTTCCAGTAACCTCGACAAGATGTGGT